AATTTCCATTTGTTTATAGTTAAACAAATTATGAGTGACACTACCAAGACGATTTCTTTGGAGAGTATGGACAGCCCAGTTCCTGGTCTGGACTGCCCCGTTGAGACGCCATCCGTTGTTGATGGTACTCCGGGCATAGTCCAGCTGGTTGAGCAGGCTGCAAAGACAGGGGTTTTCCCTGATCCTGCTTCCTCCGGTGAAACGAAGGGTAGTATCGCTGGCAGCAAGACCTCTAAGAAGTCTCGTAAGAGATCTAAGAAGGTTGCTACCAGCGACAAAAAGTCTGAAGGTGAGAAGAGTACTAGTGGTTCAAGGTCCACAGTCTCAGTAGAGATCGCCGTCCCGAGTAAGGAAGGTTTCGAAGAGTGTCGAGATCTTGTCGTGAAGCATGGCTACCGCTATGTTAAAGTCGACTCGATGTCCGCGAACGAACATTACCTTCCTGCGGTGACGAGATCACTCGCCACAGCAAAATGTTTGCAGTTGATAAGAGATGACGGAGTGCCTGTTGGCTCTGTCATCGTCGACATTTACGGAAACGACCGTACTGTCGGTTTAGGTAAACAGTTCAATCTCGACGTCAAGAACCATCGTCCGCTTGTCACTCAGCGCGATGTAGCGAGAGGAACTGGTCTTTTGACCATGCCCGAACGAGCTCATGGAATCATTGCAATTGACGATTATGACCTGGAAGCCGAAGAACTGGCCAGCTTTCTTCGCTTGACCACAGGTAAAACCGCTCATATTGCTTTGATGAATACTACCGGAAGAGCGGGTTTGACCCATTCCGGAGCGTTTTATCACGTTGGCGGAGATGTCATCTCTCGCAGCCACCCCGAAGACGCTCAGAGCTTTATCGGAAAAGACGCCCAATGGCTTTTCAACTGTACCCCTTACCAATTATTACCTCAGGTTGATAGAAAATCTGAATACTTGACCATCAATTTTAGACGAACGGTCGGCTCGTACATCGTGTTCGCCGTAACTCTGAAAGAAGGTAGAGCTAGCGACATTACTTGCGCGACGCTGCCATTGAGATCAATCCCCGTTACTGAAATGATAAAAGTTCGAGGAGAAGAAATCGAGGTGGTGGCTGGAGTGTTAAGTGCTGTTGCCGATTCTACTGAACAGAACAACATGTCTGAGCGTATCGCTAAACGAGCTGCAGCATCCAAGATGGATCAACATCCTGGATGGAAGAAGTTCAAGACTGTCTTTCCACGTGGTGGAGCTAGTAAGTTTATTCAGCAGATTGAGCATAATACCGCTGAATATGCCTACTACTACTGGCGAGAACAATCAATTCATACCAACTATCTTCTGAAGAAGTGGTATCGATTTGCCGATTACATGGCTGTGTCCAACAGTTCTACTCATGCTAATCGAGGACAGTCAGTGCGTAGGTCAGACCTCATCCTCCAGGATGTGCGTAACTATTCTTATGGTTTTACGGACATCTTTTATTTCCTAGGGATAGCTCTTTCTATCCTTGGTTTGCTTTTCGCAGCGTGGAAAATCCATTTGATCCTTAATTGGGCTTCGCCGCTCATGGCATCCACGCAGCAAAAAGAAATAAGCATTTTTGACTTGATCAAGTCGACTTATGCGCGGAATGGAGGACCACTCCAAATGGATGCGATCAGCAATTTCTTGGAGATGGTTGGGGTCTCACGACCAAGCGAGAGTTCAGTACAAGCTATCTTAGGAGCGAACCAGATGTCCAATAGCGAGCACATGGCCATGAATCTTTTGTCATTCTTGGCCCAGATCGTTAAAGGCTTCGGGCAGCTCACAAAGATTTTGTACGATGGTCTATCTTTGGATCTAGAAATGATTACTTTTACTCCTCCGGGAGGTGAGGAAATAGCGATGGCCAAGTTATGGGTCGTCGCCGTAGCCACTTTTACCAACGCCGCTTTAGAAGAAGGCTTCAAGCGGTATGCTGGTTGGTGGATTATTCCCACTTTTGAAATAGTAGGCAAAGCAATCTTAGCACAAAAGATGAACAACCCAGCTTATCTGGCGGGGGCCCTTTTGGGGTATCCAATGCATTATCTATTTGCTAAGGTCCTATCCTACGTACCCGGAACTATTTTGCACTTCGCATGGAACATGTATTCTATACATTGTGACCGTGCCAGCGATAGTGCTGGATTAAAGTATTCGATGTTCGATTTCGTTAATTTCTGCAATTACTATTACAGTTTCAATGTAGAGGAGATGAAGTTGAGCAATTTTAGTGAAGCAGGTATGAAGTACCTTTATGGAGTCGACACTAATAGGTCATTACCCATCCCACCTCAAGCGGCGAAGTTGCATAACGCTGTTGAGACGAGTGATCCTAACCAGTTTCGGCAAAGAATTTTCTATATCGCGGGGGTTTTAGCGCCTCTGTATCGACCTAACCAATCAGCTGTCAATTTGACTCAGGCTATGCAGATGAGAGTGCTAGTGGAAAATGAGAACCCCGCTCCAGCTAAATACTGGAAATTATTGGGTGACTACTTCCATTCCATAGTACAATTTGTTCCAAAGTATATCAGCATAGAAGAGATCATGGCTAACGTTAAAACCAGCGCACGTAAGAGGTTAGAACGGGCCACTAGAAACATCATCAACGGCAGAGATCCGTATGAGATCAAGATGGAGTACATGGTCAAGGCAGATGAGATAATTGGCTTGAAACCCAACGGTGAGGGGGGTTACGATTTAAAACCTAGAGCGATCTGCAATGTGAATCCAGAGGTCCAACTGTTACTACAGGAGGCCGTGCGGAGCACATTCGGAGGACTCGTGGCTTACCTATTAGATCGCCCATTCGTGTGGCGAGGTAAGTCTTTTACTATCACCATTCCTTATGGTTGGAACACTGAGCAACTGACCGAAGGAATGGCCAAGGCTCTAGAAGCCATTAGAGGCGGTTTGGATTTCGCCATCTTCGTTTTCGGAGATGACGGGATGGCTTTTACCAAGGACGGATACCTGTTTTGGGACCTAAGTCACAACGATCGGTCGCACACTTCCGATATACAGGAGGTGTTCACGGGGTTTGTGGACAGGTTTTTT